TTTTCAGAATAAGTTGATGCACTATATTCTGCTAGTATTGTTCTGACACCACCTGCCAATTCAACTACAGAAACTCTCTCACCATCATAAACCGCAGTGTAATTATCATGGCTGGATGTATTGAAACCAACAACAACACCCAATCCGTTACCCAATCCACTCAGTCTAAATGACGCCGATACATTCGGATTTATGGCCTGTACTTGCGCATACACATTAGCGGTTAGAACGCTAGATGTGATGTAATTATACGTATCTGTTCCTGCATGTGCCGACGCGGTGTGGTTATTTATACTAAATGCGCCAGAGTAAGAAGAAGATAGTATTCCAGGCAGTGATAATGAGGCCGTGGACTCATATAACACACTGGACGTTACGTAAAATTCTTCTGTGTACATCGTTACTTAGGTAGCAGGTAGCGTCTGGTGGGTTTTGTCCCACCAGCCACTTCCGCTTTTGTCAAGGATAGTTGTGCTATCCCATTTGGTGATAGCCATGACACAACTTCCTTAATTAATCGGCCGTAATTGTGATACTACCAATTGCGAATTCAAGGATGATACCAGCGGCATCAACCACACGGGAAGTTGTTACAGCACCACTCATTAACATGTCACCAGCACCAAGAGTGGCGCTATCGGTAACAAACCAGTGAGTTAGTGGAGTCGTTGTAGTAGACCAAGCGGCAGTTGATACTGGGAACGTAATAGCAGTACCATTGGACTTTGGATTTCCTGTTGGGAAATTTGTTCCGTTGTTGGTTACTACGACACGTGAGTATGCTCCGGTTGAATCTGGTTCGTATGTATAAACGCCGGCTTCAGTTGGGTCTGCGGTTGAAAGACCGAAGTATAGAGTTGCTGAGCCTGTGTAAGCGGATAGACCGAATACCAAGTCTGCTAATTTTAATTCAAGATAATTTGTTGCTGACATAATATTGTTTTTGTTGTTGTTGTTGTTGTTGGTTTACTACTGGATAAATAGTGTCGTGAACTGTTAACCAGTTATTTTTTAACACCCTTTTCAAAACGTTTAATCTTTTTTAGAAGGTATATAATAAATTCGTCGATTACTTGTTGTTTAACACTATCAAATCCTTGCTTCATGAATGGTTTTTTAGACTCAACAACGTGTGCATATCTCCAAGGCACCCGTGGTTTGCCTCTACTATCAACACCCTTAACACTCTTACTTACGCCTGTAATGATTACAACTGTACCACTCTTGTCGTAAACAATCTTCTTGCGTTTGATGCTATCCTTTAATAAGCCTGTATCAATGCTTCCATTCGATTCAAGTTGAGCCTGAATAGCGTTTACAGTTAACCTATTCACATTAAATGCGCCACCTACAATTGCTTTCGCGGCGGCAACCTGACCCATACCTATGAGTCTCCTTTCAAGGTCTTCTAGTCCGTCAATCTTTGTTGTAATACTGTCCATTATGGTGTTCGTCTACCTACCAATTTGATATACCGGCCACGACTATCAGCAAATATCACGTTGTAGGTATGACCATCATAAATAACATTACAGTTTTCATCAATTACATTACCAGTTTCACGAACTGTAAAAGTATAATTTGCATCGCTGTATTGAATTGCAGAACTATTCAACTCATTTCCACCATTGTATGATACTTCCGCCCACATAGAAGCGGTGGAGTATGTTTTCATTATTTGGCCATATACATCAGTTGAACTGCTTGTAGGTGACTCAAGGATAATCCGTGAACTCATGTTTCCTACATTCATATTATGGCCTGACTATTTTATATGGACTTAGTAATGCGGTTATGGTGAAATCCAATGGTGCAGCAGAAACGCCGACAGCATATGGTCCTCTGTTTTCAAACCAATGAGAGATAAGCATCATTTGTGCTACTTTAACATTTTGTGGAATTGCTGTGCTACCAGTTTCTACTGTGTAGGTTACGTCACCCGTATATACGTCATCGAACGTAATATAAGCGCCGTCGGCTCTATTATAAACTGAGCCAGTGTTGACTGTATCAACATATTGTGATGTTAAAAATTCAACACTTCCACTAACAAAAACCTGTGTGTAAGAGGCTTGAATAAAGTCTCTATTCGTTTCTGCGCATATTTGTTCATATGAGGCAGTGACGAGGGCTGATAGTAAATCATCTTCAATAACGTTCTCAACCTTTAAGAACAATTTGGCCTCCGCCATTGATACACCGTAGTTGTTAACAGATAGTCTAGTTCTATTCATAATGAAAGCTGTGTGGAGGTATTTCACTCCACACAACAGTTAGACTAATTAAGCAGCACCTGCTGTGAAACGAACCAACGAATTACCGTCAGTAAGAGCACAGTCGAAACGCTTGTGGGCTCTGAATCCGACATTACCTTCAGCGGCGTATAGCTCGTTGAGGCGTGTCAAAATCATTCCACCACGGTCGCCAATGTAGAAGTAATTTGGGTCGATGAACGCACCAACTACGCTTCCAACAGCCCATGTTACAGGACCAGCAGCCGTTGTGTAAACAGGACGACCATTGAAGGTGTCTGGTTGACCCAAGACAGTAGAAACTTGCCAGAGATAATCGTTAGTCGTGGTCTTTGCCTTACGCATCGCTGCGGCCATTCCATCACCAACAACGTATACGCCGTTTTGACGACGATTTCCTGGCATCTTGTAGTAACCGTCGATTACGTTATCCAAGAATGAACCGGATAGCGAACCAATTGTTTGAGACAAGGTAGTATTTCCACCAGCAGTGGTCGTACGGAAGATACCGAGTGGTTGTGCCACACCGGAACCAGATACGAACGATCTTTCTTCCAAGTCACCGAAAGCAACACCAATTTCAGAAGCGATTGTAGCTTCCAAATCAGTTGCGCTATCTTGTAGAAGCTCTTCGGAGAGTTTCAATAGAGCAGTTGCCTTGTAGGCGTTCAACGTAGCACTCGAGAATGCCAAGTCTGTTTCAGAATAAGAAGCAGAAGGATTTTCAGCTTTGAATGCAGCAGTCACACCAGTACCAACGAGTGGCAATGTGGTTGTGCTTGTGGTAGCGATTTGCTTTGCACCAATGCGACGCATAACTAAAAAGTTAAGCAACGACTTTTGGATAATTGGGTAGAGCAAGGTTGGTACATTAACTCCACCTTCAGACGTGCTGAATGTGTTGAGTTGACGTAGTTCATTCATATCACCAGAACGGATATAGTTGTTGAAAGCTGAACGAATTTCTGCGTCCATGTTCTTATCACCAGAACTAATCTCACGCTTGTCCATAACTGTTTCCATGCTGACCTTAGCAGCCGCGAAACGGACTTCACGCTCGATTTGAGCGCTTAGTGATTGATATTGTTTTTCGAGCTCATCGTACTTAGCGTAATCAGCTTCTGCACGTGTCTCAGAAGATTTGTCCATGATGGCTTTCATCCCGGCAAATACTTCGTTTCTATTTTGGAGTAATTTACTCATATGTTTTATTTCCTATTGTTTTGTTACTTGCCGGGATCAGCCCCGTTTAAAGTATAAAATTTCTGTTTTAGTTCGTAGTTTTTTGCTTTAAGCAAATCCACAGCAGATTGTTCTTCAGATTTTGTCTCAACTTCCGTTGCTACTTCTGTTACAACCGCTTCTTCCTTCTTCTCTACAACTTCTTCACGCTTATCTTCCTCAACGAATTCTTCATTACGAAGAGTCATTGTTGTCTCGGTATAAGCGGGCGAAGACACGATTGATACCTCTCTTAAATTAAGAGATGTAATTTCACGTATTTTCTCCCCAGACCGCGAATAATTACGGGCCTTTGGATTGTTGAATCCGAACGAAAATCCTTTAATGTCACCACGTTCTGCGGATACGATCAAGTCGTTACCATAGGTTGTGTTTGGTACATCAATACGAACATACAACCCATCTACTCTATCTTCCAAGACGAGCGTGCCAGACGACCTGCGGCCTAGCAACATTTGTGGATTGTGTTCTTTGTATGCTAAAATATCATTACCCACCATGGACTCAGCGAGTGCACCTGGCATAATCAATTCTCTAAAAGTATCTCCGCTGACCGTTTTCATTGGAACGGAAAGGCTGTTATAGACCACAGCGCGTCCTTCAATTGTGCGTTTTGGCGCATCAACTGCCACATCCTGGAGGTCAACGGAGCGATATTCTAAATTTTTCATGTATATAAATAGTTGTTAATTGTTAGAAACGGTTGGTGTGGGTTGTGTTATTACATTAAAATTAGCAGGACGAACATAACTATCACCACCTGATTCAGGTGAAATATACACTCCCGTTCCTTCTGCTTGGTTCACTTGGTTGGTTGTCATGACACCGTTCTGTAAAGCAAAGCGGTAAAATTCAATACGCGTGCTGATGTCACCGCGTAACAAACCATTAACATTGAAATTAATTTCTACCTCATCACTATCATCCAACAAACTTTTTTGAATCTGTTGTTCAATATTGGTGACGATTGGCGTAATGGTATATTGCACGAATTCGATTGCTTGCTGTTCGACTGAAGCGTATGTAGGTGCACCAGTCAGACCAAGCATGTGTAAAGGAACTCTGAATATATCTGCCGCAATACGCTGAGCAGAAAATTGTTTTTGTGAAATGTATTCAGCCTCTTGTGCGGTAAGACCGATAGCAAGTGGTTCTGCTTTAAATGTATTTGGTAGAAAGGCGGTCTTACCAGAATTCACACCACTAAATCCAGTCTGCCAAGAAGCTTTGAGTTTTTGTATTTCTTCTTCCTTCATGTTAGCAGGGTGAGAAATAACTCCTGCTGGCTTTGCTGCGTTCTTTGCTATCTGAGTTCCAGCTTGTTCTAATTCACCATAGCCATCGAATAGAGTTTTGAACGTTTCAATAATTGACATTCCGTATATACCATTTCGACTGTAACCCTTTAGATGAATTATTTGACTGTCACCGAACGTCTTAATTGAAACTGTTCCATTCAGCGATGCAAGAGTCATATTATAAGTTGGCTTGCCGGTGATAGGGTCGATGTCAATATATACTTCCCGTGGGTTGAGTGGAATTAATTCAGTTACAAGTCCACTACCATTACGAACCTTTTGGATGTAAGCATTACCAAACAAATCAAGCTGTGTAATTGCCCAGTGCCAGAATGTGTAGTTGGTTTGGAATGGATTGGGCGTCTTTGTAATTAGTTTAAAATAGGGATGGTCAATTGCTTCCGCATATCCTGTTTCTGATAAAAGGTTGAGTTGAATTGGTAAACTCGCTATCGTACTTGCTCTTAGATTGACGCAACCATATACGATACTTAGTTTATCAACGGTTTTGCCGTAGCCGAAAGCGCTGTCCCAATTTGCAACTGTTACGCCACCAATGGTTGTGCTTCGTGTCTCATCTACGCTTGGGGTAGGCTGTTCTTTTTTAAAATAATCGAATAGTGACATAATTGTTTAATTTACTTCCTGTATAACTATATAAGAAGAGTGTGAATACGTCATTATATCCAGGTAATATTAGCAGTACCTGGTTCAAGATTGTTTGCAGAGCATCTTTCCAGTGCCATAAGTGATGCTACGACTGTATCTATCTTTTCCCGAGACTTCGCCTTATCACACTTACAGTTTCCAGCGGGGTCTATTTTCAAGATGACATTACTCATACACCATCTATATACAGGGTTGCCGTCGTGGACTAAGGATTTTGTTAGAACAAGACGTTCCATCAGTTTGATTGGACTCGTCATACTCTGAAAACCCTGGCCAAACAACGTAACATTAAAACCAGCCTCTTGTAATTTGGTTATTAAAAATGTACTATTCCATCTATCAACTGTTACTTCTGCAATGTTGAAGTCGGCCGATAGTTCTTTCAACTTGTTGATTATATAATCGTAGTCGGTTGCGTTGCCTGGAGTAGCGATGAGCCAATCACTATCCGCCCACAGTTCGTACGGCACTTTGTCTTTCCTACCTCTTATCTTGATGTTCTCTTCCGGACAGAACGAATAAGGAAAGATATAATATTTGCCTTCACGATAAAAGCACAATACAAGCGCGGTAAGGTCTTGTGTACTACTCAAATCCAAACCTGCGTAACACGTCTCACCTTTGAAACTATCCGTCGTTAAATCTGCTTCCTCACAAAGCATCCAACTACCATCAGTCATCCAACCCTTGTCACTACTTAACCACGCGTTCAAATTAAGAGTCTTAAACGAACGTTCACTCTGGGGAAATTCTTTTGCTCTATTGTATTGTTCACGGAAGTTCTCTAACGAGACTGTTACTCCGAGTGAAGGGTTGCATTTATACCAAATCTTCTCATCAGTCCAATCATCATCTTCGTCCAAACCGTATATCTTACCATAAAAAGTATCATCTGTGACAACGCCGGTGTTAACCTTTTCTGTATATTCATGAAGCTGATAACAGAACGACGCTCGACTCCATCCCGCGGTTGTTATACTTACCATCAGAGGTTGACTACGCGCACCCATTGATGTAAGCATTGAGTTATACAAACTATCATCAGGAGCACCCAATAGTTCGTCCATTACCACAAATGATGCGTTGAATCCAAGAGCAGTAGTAGCATCACGACTCAACACTTTAAAAATACTATTCTTCTTTTGATTGAAGATATTGTTTTTATATACAACCAACATGTTAGACAAATCCCGGTTTGACTGTATCATACTTGTTGCGATGTTGAACAGATAGCGTGCCTGCTCTCTACTATTGGCACACGCAAATATTTCGCCACCTTGGTCGCCGAAAATAAGTTCATACAAACACAGTCCAGCAAGTAGATGACTCTTACCCTGTTTACGCGGTATCTCTAAATATGCTACCTTATATCGTCTACGCCCATCTTCTTTAAGCACACCATACAAACTGTTGATAATATCAACTTGCCAAGGTAGAAGTATAAACGGTTGCCCAGCGTGTTCGCCCTTTGAATGACGTAAGAACTTAGCAAAGAACTTAACTATCCGATTAGGAACTGTCGGGTCTGTGGTGTATTCTATCACCGGTTTGCCGCAATATATTTAAGACAAGATTCTTTATTATCAAACATGGCGATATAATATACCCGGTCACCAATAGCACTATTTGCGGTTTTATCAATTAGCTTATCATCATAACAACCAAAAGACCGAGCGCTTTGTTTTAACTTATTATGATTGCCTAGTTCAATTGTAGCAGTGTATTGACAAAACTTCATATATACTGCACTACCAATCTGTTCCGTGTATTCTGGCTTTGTGTTCATAGTTTTTGTGCACCTCGCCGACGCTCGGGTATCAATGCTTTCCACAAGTTTTTAAAATATCGTTTAATCTTCTTCATTGAGTAGGTCATTTAGAGGGTTGTTTGTTTCCATTTTAACTATACGCATCTTAGCACGAGCTGAAGGCGTTAGTCCTATTTCACGCGAAAGAGAAAGCACTTGTGATGTAAGGTCGTTCATCATTCGGGCACTACTAAGGTCTGCTTTATCTGCTGATTTATTTAACAGAATAAGTCGGTCCATTTGTAGCGCAAACAATGACAAAATATTTTCGTCACAACTTGCACCGATTCCAAGTTGGACAATTTTTCTAGCAGTGTCCTTATATATTTTCTTCTGAGAAGTTGAAAGCCATTTAGGCGCACGAGGAACTACACCATCGGTCGCGGGTTTGGGCCGCTTATCCTGAATTATATTGGGGCTGTTTGTATTTACTGTTGGTCCGGGCATTGTATCTATAACTATATGGGAAGAGTTCCAAACCGCTAGAAATAGCAAAATAATAAAGCACAGAAAAAACGGGGCCGACCTAAGTCTTGTATTAAGATAGAACGAATCGCCAAAGAAAAAAGAACCGGGTAGGCGATAAGGCGTGGCT